AAATACCTAGAAAAACGGATGGATGCCTTACTATCCAATGTGCTGAAAGGGAGGTTATAACGATTGCCTGAAATACAGCAAATGAAGTTAAACAAAGTCTTACATGCGATAACGAGGAAACTAGCAAGTCGCTATCCAACACACCATATCTATGACGAAGAAGTGCCAGAGAATTTGAATCCTCCGGCTTTTTTTGTGAAGTTGCTCAATCCATCGCAGGAACAAGAACTCGGAAACCGATACATGCGATATCATTCGTTTGATATTCATTACTTCGACCCGAATTATAGCAATATTTCCATGCAAAACGTGGCAGACGAACTATTCGATATCCTTGAATGGTTAGAAGTGGATGGACACCCTATCAGAGGTACCTCCATGAATACGGAAATCGTCGAGAGGGTATTGCATTTCTTCGTAGATTATAACTTTACGATCAAGCGATATGAGGAACCAAGACCAAAAATGAATGATTTAGATTTAAAGGAGGATATAAAAGATGGCTGAAAACAAACCATTAGAGAAAGCAATTCGAAAAAGCTTTTCCAAAAGCCAATTACTGCAATCCAAGCAATATAGTGGAGTAGAAAAGAACATTCTCGATATTACCTTGGATGAAACAAAAAAATATTCTCACAATGAAACTAGAAAAGCGATTGATGATTTTAAAAAAAGGAAGGTGAAGTAACATGACAGGTGGTATCTGGCAAACGCAGAACAAAGTAAGACCGGGCGTGTATGTGAACTTTCAAGGGGAACCATCCATCACAAGTGGTGCAGGAGAGCGCGGTATCCTTGCAGTGCCAACCACATTATCTTGGGGAAATGATGGGATTATCAAACTAGAAGCTAGCACATTCCAATCAGATGCCTTAAAGCTAATTGGCTATAGTGCATCGGATGAACGCATTCGTCACATTCGTGCTGCTATTGCGCATGTCAGAACGCTATTACTCTATCGTATCAATGGTGCAGGTGGAGAGGTAGCAACAGCTGACATGGACCCACTAACTGTTACTGCCAAATACAAAGGCACAAGAGGGAATGACATTCGCGTGGTCATTCAAGCCAACGTGGATGACGATACCCTCTTTGATGTGGTGACATACTTAGAAAATACAGAAGTCGATGCCCAAACGGTTGCGACAGCAGAGGAATTGGTAAACAACGACTTTGTGACATTCGCAGGTACTGGCGCATTAACAGAATCCGCAGGTACTACCCTAACAGGTGGTACAGATGGCACATCGGACAATGGCGGTTATGTGGATGCCTTTAGCGCGTTTGAAGCAGAAGAATTTAACGTACTTGGGGTACCAACAGAAGATGACGACGTCAAACAATTAGCTGTATCGTATGTATCTCGTTTGAATGACGAAGGAAAGAAAGTACAAGCGGTTGTCTATGACTATGATGCGAATAGCGAAGTAGTCATTAACCTAGCAAACAGCATTATCACAAGTGATGGTTTAGTCGTGGAACCTACTTCTGTGTTATGGGAGATCGCAGGAATGCAAGCAGGAGCGAACATCAACGAATCCCTCACATATGCTGTGATTCCGAATGCAGTAGACGTTCATCCAAAGCTAACGAATTCCGAAACCATCCAAGCGTTGCAAAATGGAAAGCTTGTATTAACTGCCATCAATGAGCGCGTGGTTATCGAGCAGGATATCAATTCCTTTATTTCCTTTTCTCCTACGAAAGGGTACATGTTCAGCAAGAACCGAGTGGTGCGCTTGTTAAATTCCATGAACAATGACTTTGTTCGTATTTTCTCCGAGAACTTTCTTGGAAAAGTCAATAACAATGCCGATGGCAGAAGTTTATTTAAAGCGCAAATCATTAGTTACATGAGCGATTTACAAGATATCGGAGCGATTCAAAACTTCAACGCTGAAACAGATGTCATCGTTCTGCCAGGCGACCAAATAGATGGTGTATATACCGAGATTTATGTACAACCACTTGATTCGATGGAGAAATTCTACTCCAAAATTATGGTGCGTGACAGCGACGTTTCAATTAATGTGGGAGGTGCTGCATAATGTCATTCATGAAGGCATCAGATGCGATAAGTGGAAAACAAGCGAAATGCTTTGTCACAATTGATGGAAATGTGCATGAGATTTTCTATGCACGTACTGGAACATGCACGATTGAGAAAGTAAAAGCCGATGTTCCGAGCCTTGGGCGTACCAACGTTGGGAAGAAATCAACAGGATGGAATGGAACAGGAACACTCACGATTTATTATGTGACGTCTTTATTCCGAGAGTTGATGATTCGCTATATCAAAACAGGGCAGGATTTTAACTTTGATATGCAGATTGTGAATGAGGACCCGCAATCTTCCGCAGGCAGACAAGCGATTGCAGTCAAAAATTGTAACCTAGACAGCCTTGTCTTAGCACAATTCGATGCAACAACAGAAGATGTACTTGAGGAAGAGCTTGCTTTTAGCTTTGACGACGCGGACCTGCTAGAGCAATTTACACAAATATCTTAACGAAAAGGTGGCAATTGCCACCTTTTTTATGCTTTCTTATTCAAATTAAATTAAAAGGGGTAATGATGGAATGTCAGATTTAAAAGCTTTTTTCGCACAAAATGTAGAAAGTGACCTAGTAACCGAAGTAGTCGTATCAAAACGATTTAAAGATGCGGAAGGAAATCCGATAAAGTGGAAAATCAAAGCGATTGGCGAAGAAGAAAACGCGCAATATCGCAAAGAATCCACCAAACGTGTGCAGGTACGAAAAGGCGTATTTACTCAAGAAACAGATAATGAAGCGTACATTGGTAAGCTAGTTGAAGCTTGCGTGGTATTCCCGAACTTAAAAGACGCGGATTTACAAAAGTCTTATAACGTCATGGGTGCAGATCAATTGATTAAACGCATGTTATTACCGGGAGAATACGGAACATTAGTCCAAGAAATTCAGAAAATCAATGGCTTTGACTTAGACATCGAAGAAACGATTGACGAAATAAAAAACTAATCAATGAGGGAGTAGGAGATTGGCCGTTTGCATACTATTCCCTCTTTAAATTTAAGATGATGCCTTGGGAGTTTGCCGAATTAACGGATAACCAACGTTCAGCGCTCATCGCCATGATAATGCTAAAAACAGAGGATGATAAAAAAGAGCAAGCCAAACTTAAGCATATGCAAAATAAGGCGAAGAGATAGACCTGCATGTATAGGTTTTGTAAAGGTTAATTTAGTATTTTCAGTTCAATAAAGGAGGGAGATAAGTGTTGTATCTAAAAGAAGTGAATTTAGATGAATAAGAAATATAAGAAGCTTATATTGTGGATAGCGATAATAATTTCATGGAGGATACTGGTAAATATTATTGATAATGAAGTACTTTCAAAAGCTCTTGTCCCAGTATTATTGTTATCAATACTTATTTTTTTTACATTAATCTACCCGAAAATCAAGATGTCATCAGATGCAAAGGCTATGGGTGCAAATAAATCATTAACAGCAACACATATGCATGGCATTGATTTTTTGGATAGCCAATCAAAAGTTTCATTATTTTTCACTGATGAAAAGCTAGTAATAGAATCAGGTGGGAAAAGTATCGTTTTAAAATACGAACAAATAACAGCTATTGAACCTATCAGGCATTCTGACTTAATTACAAAAGATAAGAGTGTTATAGGTAGAGGTGTAGTTGGTGGCGTGTTACTCGGTCCTATTGGTGCACTGGTTGGTGGGATGTCAGGTATAGGTAAAAAGAAACAATATGGTGATTTTTTGTTTATTAATTATCAATCTTCAATTAATGATGAAATTAAAGTATTGATTTTTAATACGAATAAATTTAATAAAGCTAGAGAATTATCTAGTTATGTAAAAACGGTGCATCCAAAGCTAAGTATATCTAGAGATATTAATTTATAAAAGCCCTATTGAGGCTTTTTTTATTTTGCCATTGAAAGGCGGTGAGAGTGTGACTACCGTTTCATCTACATTAAAAATATTTGACGCTATGACAAAACCACTCCAACAGATCACTACTAGCATGAATATTGTAATAGGTACCATGCAAGCGATGCAATCAACTACAGGAAATAGCGTTGATATCAGTGGATTGAAGAAGGCAAAAGAATTATTAGTAATTGCTGAAGCGGATATGAAAGCATCGATTGAAGAAACCATAGCATCACAAGAACGGTTAAACAACTCCATTCGAAAACAACCTGTTCCACAATGGGAAACATTGGATTCTATGAAGATATTCCAAACCTCCGGTGCAGAAAGATTCAAAGAGGAATTAACATCGGTGAACCATATGATTCAACAAATGAGTCATAATCGTATCCAGTTCGATAATGTAAAATTCTTACCGCCAAATGCCGTTCAGAATCTTGAACAGGTAAATGAACGGGTTGAAAGATTGCAACAACTGCTTATTAAAGCCGAACAAAACAAACGAAAGTTATTAGAGCAAAAGAATTTTAATGGATTCGATGAAGCGAATAAGGATATTGAGAACATTCGAAACACGCTACATCAAACTGTTTCCACACAAAAAGATTTAAATAGAGCTATGCAACAAGGGGATTTGAGCACAACCAATCAGGCATACAAGCGATTAATACAAAACATTGATAGTGCCGAGCGAAATATTCGCGAAAGCAATCAGGCGCAAAAAAGATTCAATCAATCGGTTCAACAAGGGGTTTCACAATCCAATCGTCTAGCACACGCAGTAGGTGGAATTGCATCGGCTTATATGGCATTTAGAGGAATACAACAAGCGATTGGTCTTTCTGATGAATATGTAAGTACAGCTGCAAGATTAAACCTAATTAATGATAATCTTCAAACAACAGAAGAACTTCAAGATAAGATTATGGCATCGGCAAATAGAACGGGAGCGCTTTATAAAACTACAGCAGATGCGGTGGCGAGATTAGGAATGCAAGCTTCACAGGCATTCAGTAGCAACGATGAGTTAATAGCATTCACAGAGCAATTGAATAAAACTTTTGCTATTGCAGGTACTCGTGGGGCTGGACTTGAATCCGTCATGTTGCAATTAACACAAGCTATGGCTGCAGGTAGATTACAAGGAGAAGAATTAAATGCGATCTTAGATAATGCTCAACCTATCGTACAAAATATTGCCGACTATATGAAAGTGCCTGTCGGAAGTATTAAGGAGTTAGCATCTGAGGGAGCAATTTCAGCCAACATTATTAAAAATGCGATGTTTGCAGCTGCAGAGGAAACGAATCGAAAGTTTGAAGAAATGCCGAGAACGTTCGGGCAATCCATGAATCTTATGAGGAATGAAGCAACTAAAGCATTTGAAGATGTATTAAAAAAGATCAATCAATGGCTGAATTCCGACCAAGGTGCATTT